CGCTACGCAAGCGCAGAAGATTGCGCTGCCGCCATCGTCACACAGGCATTGCTATGCCCTGACTTTGTTGGAGATGACGCATGACCAAGAGCCTCACACAACTAGCGCAAGACGCTATCGACGCACTAAACGCTTACACCGAAGAACATAAGCGCCAGAAAGAAAAATGGCAGCAATCGGGTTACGCAGCGATCCTTAACAGCAATACTTTCGGCATTAGCGACAATCAGGAAATCGAATTGCTGACAGCCATCGTTGATTATGACGAAGACCCTGCTGGCACATTGCAAGAGCTGATATGGCAAACGGAGTCCGACCATACAGAGAACGAGGCGGACTATCGTTACGAAGAAATGCGTTCTCGTGAATTATTGGAGGGTTAAATGACACATCAAGAAATCATAATTGCACTAATGGTAGCAGCACAAATGTTCACCCTGTTCCTACTTTGGGAGGCCGTAAAGCGTGGCGACCAATTGCAAGCCAAGTTAAAGCGCAGCACAGTTTTGCGCGATCCTAAAACTGGTCGATTCATCAAGAATGGCAAAATCTAATGTTGCACGCAAACCTGATTCGCCAATGGGCGCAAGACCGCAACCTGATTGAAGGTAGCACAGTGCAATCGCAGTTCGTCAAGCTGATTGAAGAAATAGGCGAACTGGCTGAAGCAATTGCCAAGGGTAAAGATGAGCAGTTCATGGATAGCATCGGTGATGCCTTCGTTGTGCTTACCATCCTGGCAGCGCAAAAGGATTTAGAGATTGAAGAATGCGTTGTTCACGCATGGCACGAAATCAAAGACCGCAAGGGCCGAATGGAAAACGGAATCTTCATTAAGGATGATTCATGACGCCCAGGGAACAGAATTTAGCTGACATTGAAACTATCGCCAAAGAGCATCGCTTCACTTTGGAAGATATTCTAGGCAAAAGTAGGTTTGGGCCATTAGTCAAGGTAAGGCGCAAGTGCGTTGTCATGCTGCGTGAGAAGGGATATTCCACCACAGAAATAGGCCGGATTATGAACCGCGATCACAGCACCATCGTTACGTCGCTTCAAAAGAGCAGGGCGGCGGCATGACACCTGAAAAGCTAAAGCTTGCCCGTAACTACATGGGCTACAGCGTGAACGACATGGCTGCTGCACTTCGCCTCTCACCAGAGAACGGAGGCACAACCATTCGCAAGATGGAATCTGGCAAGGTAAACATAACTGGGCCTATAAGCGTTGCAGTCGATGCGATGCTAAAGGGCTATGATCCGTTTGATTACGAGGAGGACGAAGACAATGAGTATTGATACACATCAAGTCGGCGGTGACCACTACGCGTCTAAATCCGTTCAGCCCTGGCAAGCAATGGAGTCCTGGATGTCGGCAGAAGCTTTCTCAGGATTTCTGCAAGGGAACTGCATAAAATATCTCGCACGCTATCGTGATAAGAATGGAATTGAGGATTTGATGAAGGCGCAGCACTATCTGTCAAAGCTTATTGAGTTGGAATATGGACACAGTGAATAAGATGCTCTAAAAGGTTCTCACCAGACCTTATTGGAAGCTGAGATGACACCGAAGATTGAAACGCGCCTAGTCGCAGACTTAATCCCATATGCCGCCAACAGCCGCACGCACAGCGATGCACAGGTGGCGCAAATAGCAGCCAGCATAAAAGAGTTCGGCTGGACTAATCCAATCCTGATAGATGACGATAACACCATCATTGCAGGGCATGGACGCTTACTGGCAGCACGAAAACTTGGCATGGAAGAAGTGCCAGCCATTATCCTTGACCATCTGACAAAGGCTCAGCAACGCGCCCTAGTGATAGCCGACAATCAGCTTGCCCTAAACGCAGGGTGGGACATGGATATGCTGAAGGCAGAGATTGAAGACTTAAGCCTAGAGGACTTTAACCTAGAGCTATTAGGCTTTGATGATGATTTTCTCGATGGATTGCTGGAGACAGTGCCGTCCGTTAAATTGGTGGATGAAGACACTGTTCCTGAGATGCCTAAAACAGCAAAGACCATTGTTGGTGATGTCTGGATATTGGGCAATCACAGGTTGATGTGTGGAGATTGCAAATCCTTCAACGATGTCGCAAAGGTTCTTGATGGGAAAATGATTAACCTGGTGGTTACATCTCCTCCGTATGCGTCACAGCGGGAATATGATAAAGAATCATCCTTTAAACCTATTCACGTTGATGAGTATGTGGATTGGTATGAAGACATTGCAACAAACATTTATGCCAACCTAGAAAATGATGGTTCGTATTTCTGCAACATCAAGCCTAATGCTGAAGGCATAAAACGCGAGCTATATGTATTTGACTTAGTGTTGGCCCATGCGCGCAAATGGCAATGGAATTATGCAGATGAGTTCTGCTGGGAGAGAGCTGGAATACCTCAACAGGTTGCAAGAAGGTTCAAGAACCAATTTGAGCCAATCTATCATTTTACCAAGGGTGAATGGAAGTTCAATCCGGACGCAGTGAAGCATGAATCAAAGGCTGTTCCTAAAGCAAAGGGGAAGGGCGCTGGCAACACCAATGCAGCGCAACGCCAAGGCCATGTGTCTGCCGTTGATGGTAATGCGGTTGCAGCAGGAATGGCTTATCCTGGTAACAGACTGCCGACCTTTCAATCTGAGGCATTAGGGCATCCGGCTGCTTATCCGGTAGGTCTTCCAGAGTTCTTTATAAAAGCGTATACTGATCTTGATGATGTCGTTTTCGATCCGTTCATGGGGAGTGGTTCAACTCTGATGGCAGCGGAGAAGAATGGAAGAAACGCATATGGCTTGGAATTAAGCCCGTTGTATGTGGATTTAATCATTAATCGTTGGCAGCAATTTACAGGCAGGGAAGCTATCCACGCAGAGACAGGTGAGGCATTCGATGGCTGATGTTAAGCTAACCGCAAAGCAGGAACTGTTCGCTCAATGTATAGCGGATGGAATGGGGCAGACGGATGCTTATCGCACAGCTTATGACGCTAAAGGCATGAAGGATGTTACTCTATATCCGCTTGCGTCAAAGGTAATGTCGAACCACAAGGTTGCCACAAGGATTGCTGAATTGAAGTCTATGGTTGTCGAAAAGCAACTATGGACACGCGAAATGTCTGTCAAAGGGTTGATACAAGCGTATCGGATCGCCCAGGATGCAAAGACATCAACAGGCATGACAGCAGCCGTTAAAGAGCTAAACGTAATGCATGGGTTTAACGAGCCGACGAAGCTTAGTATCACTGGCAGCATGATCCAGCGCATCCAACGCGAAGTGATCGATGACAACGCTGAAGATTAAAACCCCGCGCTGGTTCAAGCCGTTCCTAAAGCCTAGTCGCTATAAAGGCGCACACGGAGGACGGGGAAGCGGCAAGAGCCATGCCTTTGCGGAAATGGTTATCGAAGCTCATGTAATGGATCAGCGGCGCAGAACAGTTTGCGTGCGTGAGATTCAGAAGTCCCTATCGCAGTCGGTCAAGCGTTTGCTGGAGGTAAAGATAGAACAGCTTGGCGTTCAGGATTATTTTGAGGTTCAAGAAAGCCAGATAAAGTCCGTGCATGGTGATGGACTAATCATCTTTGCTGGAATGCAAAACCACACAAGCGATTCCATTAAGTCTCTTGAAGGCTATGATTGCGCTTGGGTTGAAGAAGCACAGAGCTTATCGCAACGCTCGCTCGACCTATTGCGTCCAACAATCCGTAAGCCAGACAGCGAGTTATGGTTCACATGGAACCCGCTGAACAGCACAGACCCGATTGATGTGCTGCTGCGTGGTGAAAGCCCACCGCCTGATTCAATCGTTGCTCAGGTAAACTATCGAGATAACCCTTGGTTCCCTGATGTGCTTAAAGCAGAGATGGAATACGACAGGGATAGAGACCCTGACAAATACAAGCACGTTTGGCTGGGCAGCTACGCATCGAACAGCGAGGCGCGAGTATTCCGCAACTGGAAGATAGAGGACTTCGAAACACCAGACGAAGCAACGCACCGCTTCGGCGCTGACTGGGGCTTTGCATCTGACCCGACTGTGCTTATCCGCTGTCATGTGATCGGCAGAACAATCTATGTCGATCACGAAGCGTATCAAGTCGGCTGCGAGATTATGGACACGCCATCGCTGTTCCTCACT